TGATTTCTAAAGCGCAAGAAGCAGTCGAAAAAGGCGACCTCGAAACTGCTCGTAACTTAAAAGCTGACATTGACGCTCAGAAAAAAGAGTTTGAAGAATTAGAGCAGCTTTCAAAAGAAATTGAAGCATCAGCACCTAAACAAGATGAACCACCTAAAGATGAGGGCGCAGAAGTTGAAGATAACAAAGATGGTAATTCTGGAGAAGAACCAGAGAACAAACCTTCTGATGATGAACCAGAAGGAAATTCAGATGAAGAAAAACCTGATGATGCACCAAAACCAGATGAAAAATCTGGAGAAACACCTACTATTGAAAAAGTAGAAGAACCAACAGAAGAATTAGAAAAAGAGAAAAACAAAAAAGAAGGAGCGAAACGTTCTATGGCGAAATTAAATCAAAACCCAGAAACAAACGAAGAAGTTCTAGCATTTGAGCAATACATGAAATCTAAAGGAGCGAAACGTGACAACGTTAAATCAGATGACGTTGGCGTAACAATCCCAGAGGATATTAAATACATTCCTGAAAAAGAAGTAAAAACAGTACAAGACTTATCAGAATTGGTACAAAAAACTTCAGTATCAACTGCAAGTGGGAAATATCCGATCTTAAAACGTGCTAACGCTAAATTCAACACTGTTGCTGAATTAGAGAAAAACCCTGAGTTAGCTCGTCCAGAATTCGAAACAATCACTTGGGAAGTTGATACTTATCGTGGATCTATTCCGATTTCACAAGAAGCATTAGATGATTCAGTTGCTAACTTAACTGCTATTGTTTCTGAAAATATTAACGAACAAAAAATCAACACTTTAAATGAACGTATTGGTGAAGTTTTAAAAGCATTCAATCCTACTAGTGTATCTAATGTTGACGACTTAAAAGAAATTATTAACGTTAAATTAGATCCAGGTTATGATCGTCAAATCATCTGTACACAAAGTTTCTATCAAAAACTAGATACATTAAAAGATGGTAATGGTCGTTATTTACTACAAGACAGTATCATTAACACTGCAGGTAACACCGTGTTAGGTATGAATGTAACAGTTGTGCGTGATGACTTGTTAGGTAAAAATGGAGATGCACTAGCATTTATCGGTGATGTAAAACGTGGTGTGTTATTTGCAGACCGTACAGACGTTTCTGTTCAATGGATTGAAAATGAAATCTATGGTAAATACTTAATGGGTGCTTTCCGTTTCGATGTGAAACAGGCTGATAAAAATGCTGGTTTCTTCGTAACGTTTGAAGATGCAACAGAACCTAGTGGGGATCTAGGAGCATAAGTAAAGTAGGTGATTTCAATGTTCAAAATAGATAACGTTGAATCTATAAAAAAAGCAATACGTGTAGACCATGACTTTGATGATGATTTGATTATGCAAGTTTATTTACCTGGAGCAATCAGTGAGGTTAAGGCTGCTGTTTCATTAGATGAAGAAGATGATAAATTCTACAGCAATAATCCTATATTCAATTTAGCAGTCTTAAATATTATTGCTCACCACTACGACAATCGTTCAATCACATCCAATGAACAATCATTTGATGTGCCTGCATCATCAATAAAACTTATACAAACACTAAGAAGCAATCTAGTTAAGTGGCGAAAAGATAACATCGAGGTGATAGCCGATGAATCTTAACGAGCTTGATTATAGGGTTGTTTTTTATTCTGTCTCAAATAATGGACCTGAGGCAGGAGCTAGTGACAAGAAAGAAATTTTTAGTTGTTTCGCTGGTCTATACGAACCCACACAGAAAGATGTACAATTAGGAAATTTAGAAACAAGTAAACGTTCTGTAACTATTAATATTAGGAATGCACAGCCTGACTTTCTGCCTACAGTCAATCACGTATTTGAGATTAAAAGTGGAATGTATGCTGGGTTAACTTTTGACATTAAGAACGTTGCTCCTGCTAAAACTCCTAATTACATCAAAGTGGTAGGTGAAGAATCATAGGGGTATCAATCAAAGGTGATAAAGAACTTATAGCATATTTAGAAAAGCAGTATGGAAAATCAGCAACAAAGCGCATCACTGATTATGCATTAACTAAAGGTGGAAACAAAGTTGTGAGTATTATCAAAAGTAATATGAAAACTTTTAAGGACACTGGAGAATCGGTAGAAGAAACTACACTTTCAAAACCTATGACGATAAGCGGTGTAAGAACCGTTAAAATTCATTGGCGTGGTCCTAAACAGCGTTATCGTATTATCCATCTAAATGAATACGGTCACTTTGATCGTTCAGGTAAATGGATTAATACACTAGGTAAAGGTGTGATTGAACGTGCTATGAGAGAAGGACGTGAAACCTATTTCCAAACAGTTAAAGAAGAAATGAAAAGGCGGGTGTAGCAATGGATGACATCACAATAAAGATATATGAAGCACTTATTAATAACGAAGAGATAATGAAACTTGTACCCCGAAATAACATTAAATTCTTCGATTATCCCAATGCACAAGAAATCAAAGATATAGTGATAGTCATAGATCCATTAGACACACCTACACCTTCTGACTATGCCGATAACGATAATCTTACTTATGAATATTTTTATCAAATAGATGTATTTGTAAAACAAAAGCAAGGTGTAAACGGACGAGTCCTATCCGATAGGCTCGTCTTTTTAATACAACGAATAATGTGGGAAGTATTGGGATTTGGTGAAACATCTTCCATTAAACCAGAATATATCAAAGAATTTAGTATCTACCGACAAGCTAAAAGGTTTGAAGGTAAACAATATTTTAAAATTTAGGAGTGTTTTAATATGGCAGAGAAAAACTATCGTTCATTTACAGGTTTAACAGAATTTTATTACAAAGTGCATGGTGAAGGCGGCGTTCAAAAAGTTGCTGATCCAGAGCGTATTAAATATTTACAAGAAATTTCAGTATCTAAAGACCAAGACATCGAAAAAGCATATGGTGATAACCAAGTAGCAGAAATGGCAGTTGCTAACGGAACAATTGAAGTAGAAGCTGGTTTCCACAAGTTACCATTAGAAGATAGGGTGGCACTGTTTGGTTTAGAAAAATCAGAGGACGGCATCGTGTCAGTTGGTAACGATACACCACCATATGTAGCTGTTATGTTTGCGAAAACTATGGAAGATGGTTCACGTGAATATGTTGGATTGCCTAAAGGTTTATTCACTTTCCCTGAATTAGAAGGAAATACAAAAGAAGATGGTGTTGAATTCAGTTCAGACTCTACTACTGCAGAATTTATGCAAGCTAAAGTAAAAGGGTTTGAAGAAGAAAAAGCAATGTTACTTGGCCATGATGCTAAAGGTACAACTGTTATGAAAGACGCTATTTGGGAGGCTGTTTTTGGCGAATCTGCACCAAGCAGTGATGATCCAAAAGAATCTAGTGAAACAGAATCAGAACTAGGCGCATAACATACAGGAGGTTTGATTATGGCTAAAAATAAGTATGAAGTTTTACACAAATTCATTGATTTAGAGGATAAGAATAAAGTTTACAATGTTGGCGATACTTATCCTAAACCAGCAAACAAAAAAGTATCGCATGAGAGATTATTAGACCTTTCTACAAGCAATAATAAACGTGGCAAGGCATTAATCAAAGAAATAGAAAAATAACTGTTGTTGAGGGCTAAGTGCCCTCTTTTTATTTGCAAATAAAAATCAAAATTAAAGGAGCAATTAAAATATGGCTAAGCGTAATTTTATTAAATTAATTCAAATCGATAAAAAGGGTAACGCAGTAACTGATTCAGAAGGTAACGCAAAATTCGACACTTATATTACACCTACACAAATTCCATTCCGTAAAATCTATGATGCAGCTGATTTAATGGATGGTACATCAGATGAGAACACTTCTGCGCAAGAAAATATCGATCAAATGTTAGACATGGTAGTTGATATTTACAACAATCAATTTACAAAAGATGATTTACTAGACAGATTGCATGCACCAGATGCTGTAGAAGAGTTACAACAACAAATTCAATTTATTGCACAAGGTCAAATGGATGAAGAAAGAAAAAAGCAATTAGCCAAAATGATTTAAAACCTATCAATTATAAAGAACATAAGGAAAATATGAAGAAGTTAATGTTGGAAATGATGAAAGAAGGTGGTAAGGATATCAACGATATATTAGATATGCCTTTTGCTTTTTTCATGGAGTTAGTTGATGAAAGTAATAAGAAAAACGTCAAGAAAACTCACAGTATGATCGACGCGTTCATGTAATACATCTTATAAGCAAGGAGGTGGAGTGATGGCAGAAAGAATTAAAGGATTGCAGATTGATCTGTCAATGCGAGATGTAAATATAAGTAAAACACTAGCTGGAGTAAAACGTGAATTTAGAGCATTAAACTCAGACCTCAAACTATCAAGTAATAACTTTAAGTATGGAGAAAAAAGTGCTGCTTCTTACAAATCTCGAATGAATGATTTAGATGGTGCCATTAAACAAGGGACAGCTAATTTAGATTCACTCAAAAATCAATACGAAGAAGTTGCACGAACACAAGGTGCTAATAGTGCTAAAGCTGTCAGATTACGTACTGAGTACAATAATCAAGCCATAGCAGTTAATAAAATGAGAGATGAATATGGTAGATTAAACAGTTACTATAAGGAAAATTTTTCCATTGCAGGTCGATTGAGCAATTCTTTTAAAAGCGTTGGTTCAAACATGCAGAATGTAGGTCAACAAGCACAAAATTTAGGTAGTTCTCTTACAAGTAAAATTACTAAGCCAGCGTTAGTAGCTGGCACTGCAATGGCAGGTATAACAGCTAAGCTAGGTTTTGACAGATTGGTCGGTCTTGATACTGCCAAAGCAAAACTCGAAGGTTTAGGATATTCAACTAAAGAAGTGGGTTCGATTACTGATCAAGTAACACATGCGATTCAAGGCGGTATGACAACAATGGCCGAAGGTACCGATGTTGCAGCAGGTGCTTTAGCGGCAGGAGTAAAACAAGGTAAAGAATTAGAGAAGTATATTAAATTAGTTGGTGATGCGGCTGTCGGAAGCAATAGACCGGTATCTGAAATGGCAATGATATTTAATAGAGTTCAAGGTCAAGGAAAACTGATGACTCAAGAATTAAATATGATTGAAGAAGGTATGCCTGGATTTAGTAATGCTATGGCTAAACATCTTGGTGTTTCCTATGACGCTTTTAGAGAGATGATTACCAATGGTGAAGTAAGTTCTAAGGAATTTTTAGAAGTTATGGATGACTTCGCTGGTGGTATGGCAGGAGCTTATTCTAAATCTTGGAAAGGTATGGTACAAAACTCTAAAGCCTACATAGGTCAAATTGGAGAAGCATTCTTAAGCAGTACCTTTGAACAAGCCAAAGGTGGTTTGCATGAATTTGAGTCTATGTTGAAATCACCAGGAGCCAAAGAATGGGCAGCTAAAACTGGCGAACAACTTGGTAATACATTAGCTTCGATTGGCAATGGTATTAAAGGCCTAATAGATTGGTGGCAAAATTTAGACGGTTCCACTCAAAAAACGCTAGGTGGAATTGTTAAATGGTTAGGCATTACTTTAGTTACTATGGGACCTGTTTTAACAATATTCGGTAAGTTTGTAAGAACCATTGGTGGTATGTTTAGTGGTTTATCGACACTTATAACATTCATGATAAGACATAATGCTGCAGCCAAAATGAGTGCAGTTGGTCAAGCGGTATGGAATGGTGTTACTGCTACTGCTCGTGGTATCGCAAATGGTTATAGATTAGCAATAGCAGCTTTAAGTACATCTCAAACTATACAAGCTTTGAAAACTAAAATTGCTGCTGCTGCAACAACAGCTTGGACTGCAGTTACTAAAGGTGCAGCTTTAGCAACTAAAGGTTTAGGATTAGCTATAAGATTTATGACTGGGCCTGTCGGTATAGTTATTACAGCCATCGGATTATTAGTAGCTGGACTTATTCATTTATGGAAAACAAATAGCTCTTTTAGAAATAGTGTGATTACTGCTTGGACTGCTATTAAAAATGC